GTCGTAATGACCATTATACGAATGCTCCTTATTTGAAAATATGAAACCGAATGAAGGAATCGAACCTCCGCGTTGTTACATCGAGATGGCAGATTTTGAGGCCTACTCAATCTTGCTCCTTTACTAGGTGAGAGCTAGCCATCGTGTACCGTTTTCCCATTAAACTAATCCGGCATTATGAAAGTGGTGGAGATGACCGGGATCGAACCGACGACATTCTGCTTGCAAAGCAGATGCTCTACCAATTGAGCTACATCCCCATGAAAATTTGAAAGTGGTGCCTCCAGTAGGAATCGAACCTACGTTAGTCGCTTAGAAGGCGAGAGTCCTATCCATTAAACGATAGAGGCTTATGTTTGAAAGTGGTTGCGGGTGGAGCGCTCGAATCTCCCAGATTGCAGCTTATGAGACTGCCGACTAACCGTCTTGTCCTCCCCGCGATTGAATGAAAGTGGAACTGCAGACGGGAGTCGAACCCGCACGAGATCTTGCGATCGGCCAGAGTGAAATTCTGGGGGGCTACCATTACCCTACTGCAGCATTGGTGCGCGACGGGGGACTCGAACCCCCAAGCCTTGCGGCAACAGCTTCTAAAACTGCCGTGTATACCATTCCACCAGCCGCGCATATGTTAAAAGAAAATGGTCCGCGGGCCGGGAATCGAACCCGAATAGCTGCATTCACAGTGCAGGGCCTTAACCGATTAGGCTACCCTCGGAAATAAAATTGGAGCTCACGGCCGGACTCGAACCGACATAGGACAGGGTTGCAATCTGCCGAGTAGCCATTCCCCCACGTGAGCGTTGATGAATGATTTTGAAAGTGGCTCCTGAACTTGGGATCGAACCAAGGACCTAGTGATTAACAGTCACCCGCTCTGCCGCTGAGCTACACAGGATTTGAAATGGTCGGGGCACTCAGGAATCGAACCGAGTTCTCAAGGTTAAGAGCCTAGTACATCAACCAGCAATGTTTTGCCCCGTCTGTTTCAGAAAGTGGTTGCACCCCTACATCAAGATCATGACTCTTGGTCCCGGCCGGGTATGCGCGGGGTGCGGATTGCGTAGCGAGCTTCAATGTCTCGCATCTCCCGATTCATGGTCGGGCATCTTTATGATTTAGACGATACGTAAAATGGTTGGACTGGAGAATTTCGAAATCTCGACCTACCGCTTATCGGGCGGGTGCTCTGCCTCTGAGCTACAATCCATTTGAAAGTGGTACTGCTACGGAGAGTTGAACTCCGATTTGCTGATTGAAAGTCAGGCGTCCTACCCTTAGACGATAGCAGCATTGAAAGTGGGTCTCCTGGTAGGGCTCGAACCTACATTTACCTTTTAAGGGCCTGCTGATTAACAATCAACCGCTCTGCCATTGAGCTACAAGAGAATTTAGAAAGTGGTGCGTGCGGTGGGACTCGAACCCACGTGCCGTTTAAGGGGAAGGTTTACAATCTTCCGTCTTCGCCGCTAGATCAACACACGCATATGAAAGGGTTTCTCGACTGCCGAATCGAACGGCTTTTCGTAAAAGCTTTACTTATGAACCATCGCTTGGTCATGACTACAAGCTCGTCGTGAAAGTGGTCGGGATAGCCGGATTCGAACCGACGGCATCTGCGTCCCAAACGCAGCGCTCTACCAAGCTGAGCTACATCCCGTTATGAAAATGAACATGATCACGTGCTTACCGTTACACTAACAAGTCCGCGAGTTACGCATAGTGGACAGGCGCGGAATTAGTCACCGCTCTTTAATCATATCTGAAAATGAAAGGCTGAGAGGGAATCGAACCCTCGAAGAAATCGGTTTGATCGGAACCGATGCCATACCACTTGGCTTTGTGAATTTGTTTCCACCAACCTATTGAAAGCGCGGCATGTTTAACTTATTTTGATGAGCACATACCAGATTCGGTTTCCTTACTATGCCAGTCTTAGTGACATCCTGGGGTCTTCCTATCATCAAAAATGGCTGCACGAACCCAGCTGTGCAATTATGATTAGCTTGTCTCTTCGAGCTGCAGACTCTTACGACAGGGCGGTCACCTTAAAGTGTTGGCGGCCGGAGCGATTCCGGATCTCCAGGTTGGAAACCTGATGTCGTTAGAATTTAGACCAACGCCAAAGTGTTTGAGATCAGTTACTCGCCGCGGGTTGTTAGCCAGCACTTTCGTGATCTCGGAAAGAAACCGAGGGGATTAGTGGAACTCTACTCCTGAAGGAGCGGCTCTAACTGAACACATGTTCCCCTCAGTTGGTTTTGTTTTCGATTGTCAAAGAACGGATTCAACGAAGCATATTCACTTCGAGGGAGGAAGAATAACCGAGCAGTTTTGCAACTCGCTCAATCAATCGCCTCAGCAAATTCTATCAAAGTTTCTCGCACTTGTAAATAACTTTGTGCTACAAATGAATTTTATTTTTCTCGGGTCAACTGGGATTCGCCCGCTAGCGTTGACTCAGGCCGAAGCGCTGTGAGTCAGTTTCGCGTTCCCTTAGGCTCTTTTCAGACCGGATGAGAAAACTTTGACAGAGGAGTGTAATGAACAGATACGATCCAAGCCTTGCTTGAAAAGGAAACGATTGAGATTGTGGCAACACCAATCGTTACAGAAATATTGTATCAGGTTTGTGTTAGGTTGTAAACTTGAAATGCATGCTTTGTTAGGAGCATGCATTTCAAGACCGAAGAAGAGAGGTTAGAAATGCATCATCCAGAAAATGTTAGTCTGAAATTCACCCAAGCACGTAGAATCGCTTGCGGCGAATCTGATGGCTTATATGAATGTTCGTGTTTCATCTTGTGAATTTATTTATACAGAGAGAGTACTTAAGAGGAGATTATTTCAACTTTTTTCACCAAGAATTTTCCAGGTGTTGCCGTCGCCGTCAGATATGAAGTAGCCGCCGACACCTTTCGAGATCTTGAACTTGGTAAGAGGAACAGGATCGGTTACATTTCGGACGAGCTCCATAACAGCCGCGAACTTCTTGTCGTTTGCAGATGCTTCAGCTAGGATCGTTTTGGCCGCTTCTGTTAAATGGGTTCTTGCCATGTTACATTACTTTCTTTGGAGCCTTCTTAGCCATAGGAGCGGATGTTCCCAATTGAGACTTGGAAAGGTCGCCTTCCATACCAAAGTTGCGAACAACCCACATGATCGTTGGGCGAGTGTATCCAGCTTGGTCAAGAATCGAATACATCTCCGAGCCTGTGATGTCAGGAGATTCACCTGAGTCAATCACTTGACCGATGTAACCCTCGGCGTGCTGAGGATCGTTAAGACGCGATGCAGGAGGATCTTTAGGCCAGCTCTTCTTCTTGCCAGTTCCCCAGCCAGAAGGATCCTTTGGAACTTTAACAGGCTTCATCTTGGAGCCGTTATTCAATGAAGGCGAAAAGATGTTCTTGATTATGTCCGACGTCATCTGAATGCCGTACTCTTTCGAGGTGATCAGATGCTTTGTGACGCGATCAAGATTCCAGCCGATTCGCTTGAGTGACGCAATGTCGTTAATCAGTTTAGCTGAGTTTTCTTCGGTAAGAACGGCTTCAGTCACACCCTTATTCATGATGTTATCCGCGAAGTGATTTGCTGAAGCAGACTTGAGATTAGCTTTGTCGGTTGCTGCGATACGGTCAGCTCCCTTTAAGGTGAGACCATACGCGACCATCTTCTTCGTGCGAACATCATACGTGACGTAGTAATCTCCGCGAAGGCGTTCCTTTTCAGGAGCAAGTTCCCACTTGACGCCGTTCGTCATCTTGACCGCTTCAGTTAAACCTTCGACAGCGGATCGTGTTGGGGTAATGTCATGTTCTTCGACAGACTCGTTCTTCTTGTATTCAGCAACAAATGCATTGAACAACGAAGTGTTTCTCGCGATCTTGGTCATGATGTCGAGTAACAGACCTGCGACAACGTCGCCTTTGTTCATCTTGTCGCGGACCGTGTTGATCTCGCCATAAGATGCGTGCATAGACAACATCACCTTTGTTACAGCAGCTGCGTCAGCTGCACTAAGTTCTTCGTTGATGTTAGGCATTACTTGAGTTTTCCTTTGAGGTAAGATAGAATCTCAGCCTTGGCTGGAGCAATGTCTTCATGCTCAGTCATAGGTCCCTTCTTCCACTTTGTCCACGCAGCGACAATCTTGTCAATGCCGGAATCAAAGTCAGGGCCCATTGACTCAATATAGTCCTCTCGGAGAACGTCAGCCACAGGCTTAACTGCGGTTGATTCGGAGAGCACTGCTCGAATAGCAACGGCAAGATTTGGTTTCTTAGTGTCCATACTTCTATTTATACCTTCATGAAGCTTTCCCATTCAGGGCGCATCGTCAAACGGTCTGCGGCAACAATGAACTCCACGGTGTCCAGGATCTTAGGCTTTACCTCCGATCCCTTAATGTCGTAGAACGGAAACTTCGAAGCCTTCTTGTTGTTGCACTTCTTACAAGCGAGAACGATGTTCTGGTCATAGTCAGCGCCACCCTTCGACTTAGGGAGCAAGTGGTCCTTAGTTGCTAAACTGAACTTGATGTCCTTGTGACAGTATTGACATACACCGCCGTAGAGGTTGAAGATTTGACGCAGGCTCGACACGCGAGTGTGTTGCTTCTTCATTTCCTTGAAGTTGCCAAAGTAGCCTGGGATCACGACGATCGTAGGCACAGGATATTCCGTCTTGGTCGTTCGCAACGACGGTGTGTCGTCGGCAAAGTCGGCACGCTCATTCCATGTTTTCCAATCATAGATATTGCCCTCGGCATCAACACCACGGACTGTCCCACCTATCAAGGTGCGGATCGCGGAGCGGGCATTGAAGAATCCAATTGCTTGGAATGATGCCGTGAGGACTAGAGTCGTCTTCTTGTTTGGTTTTACAGGTGTCATGATAAAGTAAAGTGGTACGCACGACAGGACTCGAACCTGCACGCCCGAGGGCGGCGCCGTTTAAAGACGCGGCGTCTACCAATTCCGCCACGTGCGCTTTGTGTTATTTATTTAAGATGTGTGGAACTAATTGCTCCCAATTGTCAACTCTCGTGAAGTTTTCTGGTTTGCTGGTAGGATTCACGAGATTGTATGAATGGTTGAAGAGGAATGTTCGGAGACCTAGTTCGGAGCCAGTGTTGGCGTTGCCGATGTGATCTTCAAGCCAGATTCGATTTGAGTCTTTGTAAGGTGCTAGTGCCTCGCCCTTGTGAGCGCCGCAATCGAGAATAGTCACGCCTGAAATTGCAGGACCAAACAGATCCTTGAGATTCCTTTCGCGCAACTTGCCTGCACAGTAATCAGTGCCCATGCTAGTGATGCAGTGGAAAGTAATCCCGGCGTAGTAAAGTTGCTTCACCCAATGAAGCGCATCGGCATACGGCTCAAGATAACCCATCCAGGCCGATGCATTGAATGTTCTGATCTTGTCGTAAACGAAGTCAGGATTGAGCCTGGGATAACACTTTTCGAGTTGATAAGCAGGCTCATCGTTTCGGTCAAATCCTTGGGAAGACATCCATGAATGGAATGAGTCTTCCCAGTTCAACAGAACTCCATCTACGTCAGTAAGGATCTCAGGCATATTCAATACACGGTGGTGATGTACAAGTCGAACGTCGCCGCATCATCCTTGAGGATGTCAGAGTAGGCATTCCGCCACGACCTCTTATTCGCAATCTTATACTTCTCGGCATTTGGGTTGTTCTTGCCGAGGCGGCCGCAAGCGCGAACTCTTTGGATGTTTGGTCGGCCCGTTGAAAGCGTGCGCTCAAGTTTGTTATTCTTCTTGACCAATTCGCGAACCTCTTTGAGTTCGAGGAGACCAGCTGCATCATTGTTGATTGTGCCGAGGTAAGATGACGAACGGCGGCGGCTGCGGATAGATGGGAGCTTGTTCATAATGAAGGATGCAGTTCAGGTTGACGCTAGGCGCCGATTAGAAACCGTAATGATATTCGGTATGAATGTAGATGTCAAGCGTGGCGGCATCGGCCTTGGCGATGTATTGATAGTTGCTGCAACAGAAACCCCAGCCGCGGTTGCGGGCCACTTTGTACTTGGCGGAATTCGGGTTGTTCTTGCCGAGGCGGCCGAAGGCAACGACTCGCTTGAGCTTGCTTCGGTAAGTGGGGTCCTTGAGTTTCAGGAGGCGCTCGTTCGCATTGTGAACTTTGTTTTCGGCACGGATTTGTGCAAGTTCGGCGAGCCCGGCAGAATCATTCGTGATTGAGCCAAGGTAGGTTTCAGTGCGGTTCGGGTGTTTGATCATAATGTATTTCGGTTACGACAAATTCTAACAAACAATTCACGGCTTGTAAACAAGAAAATGCGTCAATTTTCTCCGTGTTTTTCGTAGTATTTTCCGATGGTTTCCAGCAGGAGTGGAGCCCAGGTATCTCGGTTTTGCTTGAAAATCAGCGGTTTTGAGCTGTAATCGACTACCATGATTGTGACGAGATTTGAGATCGGAATCCCAGTTCGTTCCTCGAACATAATTGCATATCCAGTCTCCTGAATGAAGTAATCCTCGATGTCCTTTTCAGTCTTGACGGATTTGCTTGTCTTGAAGTCGATGATCGAGAGAACGCCGTCATAGTAAGCAATTAAGTCGGCTCGACCCGCGACCTTCAGGTAATGAGAGAATAGAGCAACCTCTTGCGCTATGATTCGATCAACGTGTTCGTCCAAAATCTTTCTCACAACACCGAACGATTGAATCACGTGTGGCATCTCCTTTTTAAGATCAACCACTTCATTGTTGATATGCTTCTCCGCAAGAAGGTGGAGTGCTGAACCGCGTGTAACACCGTGATGACAAATACGGTCAGCCTCTACATCGCCTACTCTCTTCCGCCACTCCTCAAGGTAATCCTTTGCACGTACTGATAGGACAGTCGTCATCGACGGATACTTCTTCCCATCGGGTGTTAGGTACCGTCTTCCCTCAACTTCATCGTTAGTCACGTATAGGTCTTCATAACCTACGCTGATCGGCTCGTGCTTGAAACTCATCGGGTGATGATCGTGTTATTCTTTGCCGAGGCTTTCTTGACGCCCATGAGAACATCGTTCCAACCTGAGCCTGCACGAGCAAGGACGGACTTTGATCCGCCGTATGAAATTGCAGATGCCTTGAAGAAGCCGCGCTTGACCGAGCCTACCTCCTTGCAATGAGGGCAAGGGAGCGATAGAGGTACGTCACGATCATTGAGGAATTGCTTCTCTTCCCAAACCTCTTTGCACGCATCACAGAAATAGTCGTATTGCATAATCTGATTTATCCTTGGATTCTTTTTGATTTCTTGCCCACTCGCCATTGCATATTTGACAAGCCGCCTCTGATGAAATTGGAAATTGCGCAAGCGCTTCAACGCTAGCATAGTTACGACGCACGAGTTCCAGCTTGTGACTGACACATAGTAGCAATGGCTTGGAATTCATAGGTCGTGTTCTCGTAAGTATTCACATGCTTCAATGATCGGACGGCAATGACAGTTCTTAGGATAGCAGAAGCAACCTAACACCGCGTCATCAGGAATCAATCGGAGAATCTCGACAAGGTACTTGTTCTTCCTCAAGCGATCAAGGAGATATGCGGTGTACTCTCGAATGTTCTCGTCTCGGTCCTCCTCGAATCGTAACGGGCTTGGATTGCCGAAGATGCTAAGATCAATCGGATCTCCTTTCGCTTTATGCCGAGACGATGCTCGGCCGCAGTAGTGTGTACACTCATGCCGAATGCAGTTGACGTATGTCATTGCAATAGCGAATGAAGTAATGCTAAGATTCTTATGAATAACAACGTTGTTTGGATGATTAGCCAATATAGAACGTAAGATACGGCCTGGCTTATGAATTTTAGAGTAACGTAAAGTATATTCAATTTAAGAGGCTGGTCAGCTAAAGATATTTGGGAATGCCGCCTTAGCGAGCGTAAGGTCAAGCGCTGGAAACATTTCGGTCAACTTCTTGTCCTTCATAGCAAGGATAACATCTGCATCCTTTCCGTTAATTGACTCAAGGAGCGCAATGAAGCGTGTCTCCTTCTTCATGCGGCTAAGGCCTTTTGTGGGTGTACCGCCAGGAGCAACCAATTGGCCTAACACCTTGACCGCTTTATCGACACGGCCTAATGAATTTCCTACGGGAAGGATATCACGCTCAAACGGAGGTACTCCTTCAGGTAGATCGAGAACAATGTGTGGCGTAAAGGCGCACTGGAGAATTGTCCGAATCGCGAATGACTGCTTCTCTTGCAGGAACTTGACTCGATCATGGAACGAGTCAATCTTTGACAGAGCAGCAAACGCCTCGTGTGGGTAAAGGTATTTCTGTACTTTCATGTTGGTTTGATTTATATGAAATCGGTTGTCCACTTCTACCAAACATGATACTCAAATGTCCAATGATGATCGCGAATATCATGAGGCCGTCGTGAGAAATCGCAGGACCAATGTGAACACAACAATAGTTACGTGTTCCGTCAGGTCCAGTGATGAAAGCGATTTCATCAAGATGCGACACATGAAATATCATGCTCCCAATCCGAAAAGTCTTTGTCTTCGTTTTCATGGTATGATTCACTTCTTTTGTTGACTCGTTGAATCCAACGCCTCTCAAAGTAGTTTAGCTTCTCAGGATGAATTGATTGAAGGCTACCGCACGGGCATGACTTCACGAGCACGGAAACATTTCGTCTATTGCCGCCTGCGGGACTCGTCCGCATTAGCATGCTAAACTTGCACGTGTGGCGTGAATTCATTAGGATGATCTTTCATATATCGTTCAGCGTCGGCGATGCAAAATGAACACCAAGTCCAACACTTGCCGTAAGCATGGTCTCTTAGGAGGGATGCCCGTGTTGGGCCGACATCTCGCTTAACAAGTACGCCGCCCTCAGCTGGGTCGCCCGTCCATTGTTCGACTATGCACCGTCCACCACGCATCATCTTTGCCGACATCGGGTACATCTTCTTTGCCAGCTTCCAGCTTTCTTTCTTGCTCCTTGCGATCATAGTATAGTCTGTGTAAAAGTTCAGTCGTTGTTTCTCGACCGTAATCAATCTGCGAGAGGTCCATAAAGTGCTTCACTGCCTGGGCGTAAGTCGATGTTGGGAAGACGAGACATACGCGGACCGCCTCGGCCTGCTCGGATTATGTCGTTGTACATCTTGGTTTTAGCGGCTCGTTTGATTCGACCACGAACAACGTTCTGCTGTTCTTCAGGAGTTAATGAATCCCACCAAGCGTCTTCGCGTTCCTTGAGAAGTTGAATGGTCTTGAGATTGTCTGCAATAGCGGATTCCTTGCGTTCATCGTATGTGCCGCGGCGTTTTGCTTGTCCCATGTTATTTGGAGTGTTTGATGTTAAAGATTTCCGAGTTGAGATCAACGAGTCTCGAGATAGCATTATCCAAACGAGCAGCAGCCGACTTGGCATTCTGACTCTCGAGTTGAACCTCTTGCTGAACCCGGGAGCGCAACTCGACTTTTGCGTCGAGCTCTGTTAGGAACACGTCAGACGCAGAGTGCCTAACGACAGTTCCATTGTTGTCTTCAAGAATGACAACCGATCCTTGTTGAGTTAGTTCAACAGCAGGAAAGATTTGATCGAAGTGTAGTACGTATCGAGATTTCATTGTTTTGGTGGGAAGAATTCAGCGGCGCTGCCTACAAGCATGCGGCAACCTTTTGAGACGAGGTAGTTGAAAACCTTGGCATTTGGAGTGTCAGGTTGTGATTCATAACAGGCCGTGATCTCTTCAACAACATTCGAAGGAATGTATGAAAGGTCGATGCACTCGCGGTTACGAAGATAGTTGCGATATGTGTCGGCGTCCATGATCGACTCAAGCTTGGAGTATGAGGCAATCCATTCATCGACAAGTTTTGCCTTGAGGGGCTTCTGCCGTTTCGTGGCATCGATGAATACGTCATCAGGAGAAAGAACGTTGGGAACTCCGTCGCCTCCACATCCTCGGAAGATATGCTCGAGCAGATACTTACGCGGGTTCTTATCGGACACAAGCTTCTTCGTCATTGGACTGAACTGTGACACGTTCGTGTATTTCTGCAACTGAATGAAGTCGTGGTCAGCTGACACGATCATCACAGGCTCGCCTTGCCCAAACTCTTGCGTTGATTCGACAAGCACGGCAACGATATCATCAGCCTCCGCTCCTCGAACCTGCACAACCTTGTAAGGCATATGCTCCATGATTTCCTCACGCACGAGATTGATGACGCGCCACACCGCATCCCAATCAATCGGCGACTCCTTGCGGTTGATCGACCTAGCCGCTTTGTAATTCGGAAACGCGTTCTTCCGCCAAGAACAGCCATCACACGCGAGAACCAACTTACCGAACTTTGCTCGGTACTTGACGTTATACATCCGCAAGGAGTTTAAGATCAAATGCCGAAGCATGCCTTCGTCAACATCATTTGACTTAAGAGAAAACATGCTTGACATAGCAAGCCCGGAATAGTCGACAATTATCATCTACCGCAATTGTATCAAGTAATCCGACTTTTGTAAATCACTTTTTTCTAAGCGAATTCACGTGGCTGCCATGAATCTTCACAGCAATCAAATTGTTATAGTAGTCGTCCGAGAGAAGGACTTCGCGCGCGAATTGTTCACGAGCCTCCGTATAGTTTAGTTCTCCCTTCGACTTGCATAGGAATAACACTTCCCTACTGAAATCGTTCTGCCGTTCTTCGACAAGCGCGGATAGGAGTTCGCTGGAACCAAAATACTTTTCCCAGTCTGACTCAACCATCTTTACACGCTTCCGCTTCTGACCTTTAAGCGGTGGGAGACGACGCTTCCCAACCATAAGCTTCTTGCCTATGTACTTTTTCCCTGTTAGGTTATCAGTGATCTCGTAAATGAATCCAATGTAACCTTCCTCAATCTTTTGTGCGGCCGCCTCCTTCGTGAAGGGTTGGGCGTTGTAGTACCACTGATTGATTTGAGTAAGTTCCATTATGAACTTATTTATTCATCATAGTCACAGTGCGTTCCACAGAATGGGCAATAAGCGGGATCCGATGTTTCAAACTCTTCGTCTGATTGCTCAACGGTATCCTCGAAGTCATCGCGCCAATCATCCATTTCAGTGTCATCCCAAATGAGTTCGTACACTGCTCCGCAATTACGGCATTTCGTTTTTTCGATCATGTTTTCGTCTAGATTTATACAAGCCTGTGAATTCAGTTTGCCCTGTCACTAACGCCTCCTCGACGTATGGGTTGCAGAGTTTACACTTGTTGCATATCTTGTATTTATTGCGAAGTGTGGATATAGAAGTCACGCCGTTCTCCTTCGCTATCACGAGGATCTCACGAAATGTCTTGTGATAGCATATGCATGACGTGATCATATCAGTTCACAGGATCCGCCTGAGCATGCCTGTGCACCTAGAGTGTCTGCATCAACGAATGTTTGCGCCTCTTCGATTGCAACGGTCCAATCAATCTCAACATAGTCACGCTTAAGATCGCACCATGTCTTCCACAACGAGACGTGCTTGAGGCAATATGTCGCGCGCCGAATGTCCGTGTCGAAGTAACGATCCGCGAATTGTCGAACGCGACGAACCCAATCGCTCTTGTTGAACCATGCGTCAAATACGTCGCGCGCAAGGAAGTACTCAACCAAGTCCTTGTTAGTTTTCTTCTTAGGATACTCAGGAACATCATAGGCTCCTGATAAGTCATCGCCAAAACCAAGAACGGTATCACAAGCCTTCCAAAGATTGTCGTCAAAGGCAGCAAGACCGTCAACAATCAAGCCTGATGCAAAGACCGATGCATCGCCGTATTCCTTGACGAGTTCGAGCGGAGTCATCACGGTCGCGAACGGAGCCTGTGCATAGTCAAGGTCGCCGGATGATGACAATAGCGAGATGCCTGCGAACCATTCTTGGTTATCGAAAATGAAATCCTCGACTGCCACCCACTCGTCGTCCTTAACCGTAATCGTGTTCGACACGTTGTGCCTCAGCTTAGGATTAACACAAAGGGAAACGTCTGTCCCTGCCCCAACCCAATTCTGTTGAGTGAGTTTTACCTTCTCGAGTAGTTGGACCGCGGTGAGTTGGTTCTTGACGATAGCGCCGCCTGGAACTTCACATAGGAATGAAATGACGGCATCTGTTTTATTCGACGACCAAACAGAGTCCTCGACCGCCGCAGGATTGCGACGTTGTGTTTCTTGCAAACAGAACTCGCCTTTGTTTGCCTGAACACGACGGATGTATCGCTTAGCGTGGTGGGGGTGAATGCCCGATGCAGTACCTAACACGCACGAGGTTGATCCTGCAGGCTTGACACATGTTGCACGAGCGGCAGGTCTAATACCTAACATTCCCGCAACTTTCTTATTCGTTTCGAGAATGTATTGTCCTGCTTCGCGTTGAAGAGCCTCATCAAAAATAACGTCTGGGTTATCCATCATACCCGTGATAGAACAACCAAGCAATGCCTCCTCGTCAAAGATCTCCTTCGACTCTTTGCTCAAATACTTGAAGTTCGTGTAACCGGCTTGGAGTGTACCGATGATTGCTGAAGCCTCACATGCGCGAAGGAAGTTCTCGCGGGTATCACACCACTTACCGTTGATCTCGGTTAGGTTGCATCCTTGGAATCCAGAACGACCGTCACGTGTTCGAGGGTACATCCCGATCTCAACACATGGGTTGTATCCAAAGTCAAGGTCGTCCATCCAAATAAAGCCTGGCTCGCCAAACTCCTTGGTCGACTTCATCAATGTTGCAAACTCCTTCCGAGAAACATATCCCTTCAGGAGAGCGGCTGAATTATTCGACCTAGCGCGTTGCGGATTATTGACGAACCAATTACCGGTCTTTGCGGTAAGCATATCCGGATCGTCGTGTGAGAACAAACATAGTGTGGCTGAACGACGAACACCGCCCGAGAGAACAGCATCTGAGATATGCATGATGACGTCATAACAGTCAATCGGACGGAGCTTGTTCGCAAACTCTCCAGATTTGAAAGCCTCGCTGCTAATACGTCCAGATATGAGAGCTGTTACCTTTTCAATAGCAGCACGCAAACCGTCAGGACCTGGCGCAGTGAACTGTCCTGCAATCAACGCGCCTGCAGGACGGATCAACGAATAGTCGAAAACGATCTTCTTATTTGCATACTCAGGAAACTCCTTCGACTTTGGAAGGAAGGACGCGATGAGAACGCCAATTGCGTCTGCCCATCCTTCAATCGAGTCAGCAATAACCCAATGAACTTCCTCAGTAGGTGTTTCGGATACAAGCTTAGGTAACTTCTTGACGTGTTGCTTTTGAACTGAAAAACCTACACCGCATCCGCAAAGGAGTGAGTATAGGGTTTCTGCAAAAACGCGTTCACGGTCGATGTGCGTGAACAAACAGTTGAACATCTTGAGTTCATGCTTGAAGATAGGCGCACCCGCAAACTGTAATGATCGTTGCGCAGCCAACACACGCTTCTTGTTCTGCATCGACTGTGCAAATGCGATAAGCGAGTCAAGCTCTGGATTAGCAGCGATCTGTTCAGCGTATTTCTCGCGGTGCATCGCATAAACTCGCGCGACGGCTTCCTCCCATGTTTCTCTACGTTTTTTAGTTGTGTTATACCTCGCGTAACGCGAATAGAAAGTGTATGCCGACAGTGCTTTAATACTCATAAGTTTTGAAAATCGTATGCGTCCCAATTCTATATATCAGACAGGCCGTGTTGTAGGCAGTCCGATATGACAACCTTTTCGTGCGACGGCGTCTACATACACGTAATCATGATTGCGTGTCAATGTCTGCAAAGACAACACTCGAGCGATCAACTCCTCCTTCGATAGTTTGGAGAGCGATGCGGCGTCGTTCTTGTCTATTTTAGATGATTCCATATTTGATATTTTACAACAGTTAGTGCCCTGTGTAAATCAAATTTCAGGAATCGTTCGCGGCGCGGCGACGAATTTGTCGTAGCACGCCATTGCTTGAATCACGAAGTACGATCGTGTTCTTAGGTTGCTTCTTAGCATATGCTAGGACCTCTGCTTGATCCTTATCATTGACGTCAAGATATTTTGACCACCGCTCAAACTTGTTGCGGCCAGTCTCGAAACGACGGAAGACATCAGATGGAACGTCGAACATTTTCCAAGTATCAGACGAACGCTGGTGTTGCTTGTGGTTCGTCGGCGTGGTATCTATGTTTGCTACGACATTCATTGGTCAATATCAAAGGGGCTTATTTTAATGACGGTTTTAGTTTCAAGGTGAAACACTTCGAAAATAGGTTGACCTAATATGTGGCCGCATGGCTCAACTGAGTCAGCTACTTCGACAAGAGAACCGCGCCGAATGATTGGCGAAGCGGTTGCTGGATGCAGCAGATCACGGCTAAGACTGAATAGACCTGGCATCAAACCATTCTCAGCTGATTCAGTTAGGGCAGGAAATTCAACGTTAGTTGCCTCAGAAAGAACTGCTTGGATCTCAGCGTCAGTCATTGACGTGTGTTCTTTGATTAGGTAAAGCGCGGTTAGATATGAAGCAATGGTCGTCTTCCCGAAAGGAACCTTGTTGACCAATCGCTTTACATTGAAGACGAGCTTGTGAAAAATGTTATAGACCGACCTTTCGTCTGGGTTCGCAGGTTGCCGCAATACCTTGCCGTCCTTATCAAGCAATCCTGCTTTGAACGCGCCAGTGTCCTCCCATGCTGTGGTTAACAGTCGAAGGAATCGGAAGGCATAGAAAGTGTCGGCACCGCGTGAAAGTAAACTCATAGTCGCTGAAGTTTTTTGACGACAAACATATCGGATGGGATTGTCTTGTATTCGTCAGGATGTAAAAGGTTAAGATATAGCAGAAATGTTTTCAAGGTTGGCCACATGACAGAATCAATTTTGAAGAAACACATTTCAGTTGCTGCTTGTAAACTGAACACGTTGTGAATGACAGTCAAGTGATTCAGAATCAAGCGCTCCTGCAATTCGTTCTTTTCCTTGTAACGATTGAACAACCGCTTTAAGTATTTGAAGCGAATCAGATCTTCCTCGAACTCTTCTTGGTCAAGAACGCGCGGGTTTATGTAATTCTTTGCCGCAAACAGAACAAAGTTCTTCTCGTTGAGATCAACCTTAGGCTTGATTAGAATATTCGGGTTACGAAGGTTTTGAATTGACATGTGAATCCGGAAGTGTTAAAATAAATTAGAATCTGCGCCGAACAATGCGAATCCAAATTGATTCAGATATTGATTAAGCACCTACTGATTGTATTTAACACGACATAAATGTTGCATGTTGGAATCTTAATAGATCTCCAACGGATCCCGAAGGGATAGGTAGGAATACGAAAAGGTAGTTTCATTATCTTACGCGTTTGATTGTTTCCGATCCAAATCCTGAGTTGCTTCCTCAGATACCGCCTTCTTAGCAGCTCCTTGAATTTTGGAGAAGACAGATGTGTCGCCTGTGACGAGTCCAATAAGTGTTAGGAAGGTGCCTGAGATCAAATCCTTTTGAGCAGGAGTAAGTGTCTTACCAGCTTCAAGTGCCTTCATTGCTCTAACGACTCCATTGACTTCCTCGGCAGGAACAAGACCTGTCATAGCGAGTCTCTTGAACTTCGTTTCATCGAATGCTTCGTTGAGATCGCCGAGGTCAATGATGGTTAGGTCTTGTTCCTTGACAGCCTTGAAGTATTGTGTAAGCGCCTTCGCAGCGGCTTCGCGTTCTTTAGTGGACTTGAATCCGATTTGGTCGTCATAGACGTTGCCCTTTCCAGCAGGAAGAACTTTGTCGAGTAGGCGTGCAACGACAGAACCATCTTGACCAATAACCTCGAGACGGAAAGGATCCATTTGACCCTTGGCGCCATCCCATGTTAGAACGGAGTTAGTCTTGTTCTCAACAAGGTCAGCTGACTCCTTCTTCACAGGTGGCCATTGGATTTCACCCTTTGCGGTGATGTGTTTTGCAAGCTTTCCTTTTCTCATATGAGCAACGTCAGCACTCATTTGATATCCCTTATAGCCTTGGAGTTCCCAGCCTTGACCAATAAACTCTTTCACCTTTTTCCACAATGCTGGAGCGACGTTCTCTTCAGCGATGTCAACCATTTCATCAAGATCTTCATTCTTTCGAGGGTATGACGTTGATTGGATTTCGTGGAAGTAAGGAACCTTGTCTTCAGCGGTGTCCATCCATTTCTCCATTTTCTCGGCGGTAGGGAACGACATCTCCTTGTGAACGATCGGGCCATCGCCCTTCTTAGAGAAGACGGAGTACCTAACTGCAAACCCATGAGCGGGGTTAGACGCCTCCTTGAGTTCAGAATAGAAGTCGCCGATAGCCTTACTGAGATTGAGGTCAACTGTCTTAATTTCCTCGATCATGTGTTCAACGATAACATCCTGGGCAAGACCGACACCAAACTCCTTGATTCGATTCATGCGGCGGATCGTTTCTTCATCGCCCAATGCTTCGATGATGTCCCATGGAGTAGGAACGAACTTATCCGAGATCGCATGTTCTTCGTCAGATACACCTTCTTGAACCGTGCCTGTCTTCGTCAACTTCTTGATAGCAGCGAGTGCCTGGCCGAGTTCAGCGTATGAGGTAGTACCTTCAACATTAACGATGGTGTATGGCTTTGCCTCGTTGTCCGTGATCGCGAAGTAAGTGTCAGCAAACTTACCAGCACGCATTTGGATGCCGAACATATGATGAACCTGTCCACTAGAAGGTTTCCATCCGGACGCAAACTTCTCGGGCGGCATCATCTTAAAGCCTGCAACACCCAATGATTTGACCATCGTCTGCCACGCAAGCGATTCCGCGAGTTCAAGCTCTTCTTTCTGAAGTTGGTTTTCTTCATCCATCGCACCCGCAAGATCTTCTTCGTCGTATGATTGACTTGGCATATCATACAACTCGGAGTGCTTATCATGAATGCTAGAGATGAGATCGAATGAATTCAGGATTGCATCAATCTCTTCAGGCAACAGTTCGATGCCTTCATCGCCGACCGCGGTATAGAGGTCATCAGCCATAGTCGCGATATGATTGAGCGCGATTAGAGTATGTCCAGTTGCATCCGCCTCGCCATCGTTATCATAAATAGCAGGGGTTCCGTTATCTACGACCTCGGCCGCAGCAGGTACATTTGGTATGTCGCTTGCGCGCATTTCTCGTAGTGATTTCATAGTAGTTCGAAGCTCTTAGGGATGTCTAGTTTCTTGGTGTTCTTATCAAAGAAAATTGTTGGGTGCTGTGTAGCACCTGGTAGTCCGTCAAGGTCGAGACGCAACTGATGTTTGAACGCTGCTTGCTTCCACGTACCTTTGAACGTATCGCCGACACGGCATGCCCCGAGACGAGCAATGCATTTGACTTTGCCTTCCGAACCAGGCGTGATGCCTTCCGATTCAACGAGGGTTGAATCAAATTGTTCCCACGCGTCCTTGATTGTCAGCATTGACTTCGACGCGATGCCTTCATTCAAATCAATGAAGTGACGCACAACGCCTGGATGTTGTGCACCAACCGTAAGTTCAATGATGCGGTTATCACGAAGATCAGAAACGGACTCATTCTTGTTTTGTGCCGCGTAATGCGCGCCAAGAGCCATCTTGATTCTTTCCTTCTTACTCTTTCCTTCGAATTTTGGATTGGTCGACTTCACGAAGTCGGTGATCCATGTTTCGACAGGATCGGATGGTGATAGTACTTCGTTTAGATTTTCCATACTGCTTTATTTATTTAGTTTCTCGACTGATGTAATCCACTTACGTTGGGTTCCTGCTGGTGATTGCACAACGACAAAGTTAGGACCCAACTCAGTAATCACGCCCTCTACCTTTGATTCAATGATTCTGACTTGGTCGCCTACTTCAAATAAGGACCCTTTGATAAACTCTTCGCGCTGTTCCGAGACAGGATCGAGTTGAATGTGTTGGCGGTGTACCCATGCTTCCTTAAGGCCCATGCCAGTCCTCACAGCATTGAACAACGCAGGAGATTCTGAGAAGTCCTTAGGAACACCTTTGTTGAAAGTTTCGATGTTGTTATCTGCAGCAGCAGCCCTCATCTTTGATGCGGACATACCATCAACATCATCGGAGTCAGGATCACGTTCCCCGCTTGATATGATTTGCAAACCATCTTTGAAATTATAGAAGCCATGCTTTGCCTCAACGCCGTTGTACTTATTCAACATTCGGTTGAACTCGTCGATTCGGTCAGACCCTACGACAACAATCGCTTTCGTGAATCCTTGCTTGAATAGTTTGGTTAATGCTCCGAAGATATCACGAATTGACTCATCCTCGATTATGTTACGGCCATGCTTAGGAAACATCTTCCGCATGAACTTGATCTTATCGGAATATGTTAATGGATTTTTCTTTGCGTCTTGTGTCTGGGATGTATAGACACGGTAGGCATTACCTTTTGCAAGTGATGCCATTTTGGTAATCACCTTTTCATGCCCTATGGTAGGAGGCTGAAAGCGGCCGAACGTAAGAACGATTGATTTTACGCGTTCTTCCGTGAAAGACCTAAATGATTTCAACTTGGGCATACTATAATTTATCCGCGTATTGGTTCTTTGTTGGAGGCGGCGCTGCTATGTGTTTTGGCGGTACTGGTGCAGGCACATGCTTAGCAGGCTTATTAGAAGGATGCGGCTTAGCTGATGATGCAGGTTTCGTAGCAGGAGTATGCTTAGGCTTTGTAACAGTCCCAGGACGAACTTGTTTATGCGCAAATCTAGCGGATTGCTTTTTACGAACAGTAGGAACTAAACGAGTCGCAAGTCGCTCAATGCCCTTCTTACGTGTGGCAAGGATTTTCTCGATACGAGCGCGTTCACCGACAGATACATCTGCTTTATTACGACCGCCCAACAACTTGCGAGCCATCATTGTTCGAGCAAGGCCACGAGCACGACGCTTAAGAACATCGGTACCGCCTCGGCGTTTCATTGCAATGGCACGGGCACGAGCAAGCTTAGGAGCAATACGACGCATGACCATTTTGCGATGCATGCGTTGTTGAGGTGTTAGGGCCTCGCCTAACATATCAACGTCTTCATTCATCGACCGCATGAACAACTTAACAGCCATCGCAGTCGGAGCACCATCATAAGACCCACTGCTGTTGCTTACGTCATACTTAATCGCTTTGTCGAGGATATGACTCAGCGCCTTCTTAGCGCTATTCGACACCTTCCCAACAGCCTTGATATGCTTTAGAATTGCAAGGTCAGTTGCAGCTAAACCCTTTTCAAGAGCAGCCCAATAATCAGTAGCCTCACAATAATTCTGACGGCGCTTATATGCGTGATATGTCATCAGCCCAATCGGGTCAATTTGTCCCCACATCACAGGGTCAATGCTGATGAGGTCGCGGAAATCGTAAACACGGGTGTCCATATTCCGTATTTATACATACCTTGCTATCAAATACGGAGCAGGTCAGGGACAGGATATCCCTTCTTCTCAATGCCCTTAATAGTATCTGCAATGATGTCATTGATTCGATCCTTGTAAGGAAACGTCGGACCATTCATTGCTCGCAACGCGTCCTCGAATGTTAGGATCCCGTCTGAGTCAACATCAGGTCCATAAAGGAATCGAGCAACCTCGTCAGGATCATTCGTGACAACCCGCTTGTAATGCACTCGCGGCGTCTTCGTGATCTTGCCAGTCTTCGCGGATAACAGTGTTTGCTTACCGAGAAGCAACCCTTCGCTTGTCGAGAACCAGTACCGTTCCCACTCAGTTACGATACCGTCTTGAACGACAGTCGGACGCAGTTCAGCATGCTTAGCAATGAAGAAGTTCAGTTCATTGCGGTAAAGACCTTTGTATTCCGAATGCAAATGTTGTGGTGAGTAGTAACTCCACATTGCATAATCAAGCGAGCCAACCACCATGAGGTCGATCTGCACAAGTTGTCCTTCTTGCTTATCATCGTAATTCATGATCGGATAAGCAATAGAGATGATGCCGATTTGTCTCATGTCTTTGAATGCATAACCTAGGCGCGTTAGCTCCTCGACGTATAGATCAAAAATGTTGAACTTCAACATGTCTCTGTTATACACTTCGACCGCAATGTCAATATCGCCCGAGGTTTCATTCCAAGCCTTCTTACCTGCTGAGCCGATGATAGCGGTATTACTTGAGTTGAAGCATAGCGGCCCACCGAGCATCTCGCGAAAGTTCGTGTATGTCCAAGACACGTTCGCTTGATTGATTCGAGTCACGCCTTCGACAGCATTGCCTCCGTTAGGCTTTACTGCATCAGCTAGTTTTGAGAACGTCGTTTCCATATTGTAGTCCTTCTTTGATGAATTTATCAGTGATCACTTTCAGTAGAGTTCGGTCAGGGAATTCAATGACGAGTCCTTCAATAAATGGACCGAACAAGCCTCGGTCCATGTATGATAGTATCTTGTCACGTATGATGACTTGGTGTTTATGAACTTCACACTTAAGAGCAGCCTTTGCTACTTTATCAGCCTTCTTGCGTGAGCTCAAGATTTCAATTAAGCCAAAGTTACGCACATCATTCAACTCGTAAAGATCACGGTTGATATTCTCGATCTCCGAAGTCAAATCAATTTCTCGTATGTGCGTGTTAGGCAAAACATACTTACGTTCAGACGTAGAGATTCCAACCAAATCATGGAACACAGCGAACTCGTCGGAGCTGCGGTTGCCTTTTCCATCAAGAACCATGATAGGAACGAATGTCCACAAGTAACCTAAGTCGACTTTGAAATACGGAATGCGAATGAACCGGGCCATAGTGTCCGATTGGGCACGCGCCATCGGCATGAACATGATTTCACCAATGATCTTGATCCCGTCATTGGAAAACTTACGAAGGACTTCCATCAATTTTGTGTCTCGGCTAATTGCCTGAAGTAGGAAGTCAAAGTTTCTCCCGATTGAGCCGTCATAACCTTTCGACTTATCACGTGCTTCGAAGTCGCCAACGGAAAACATCGGAGGCGAAGTGGCGGACTCAAGAAATAAGTCGCCTTGTTTGTTAAGCCCGAAGCGTAGGGCAGATCCGTCAACCTTTTCGGTTATTCTGACGCTTGACTCGAATGGGTCGTATTGCCTTAAGAAGCAGTCGAACTCTGTCTCAATCATTTTCATGAGAGATAGGAATGCAAGTGGCTTCATCTGATCAAGATGATTGATATAAACCTTCTGTGTCTGTTTCATTATTCAAGTTTGACAAAAGGAGCGGATAGCTCGCTTGAGGAAGACGCATACCGAATACAAGCAGTAATGAATTCGTTTCCGTTGCCAAATTTTACAATGTTGTTGACCAATTGTAAACTAAGAAATTTAGAGAACATCCAAGCAGGTCCCTTTGCCAAACAAGTCTCGGTAAACGTGTCAATAGAAACAATCGTCTCGTTCTTGACGTTCGTCCGATACGTGAAGTAGAACTCATCAAGCATAGCAGAATCATTCATGGCAATACGTTTCCGCAATTGCTTTTGATCCGACAAAGGTGGCAATGACAATGACCTCAGAATCGTTTGAAGCGGCCCGTAAGAGATCTTGCCATGATTTGCGTTCCTGCCTTTGATCTCGCCTTGGAATGTTTCAGGGAATGTTCTAAACTGAATCTTGTCCTTCTCGCCGAAATAGATAAGAGCGTCCTTGCTTGAAAAGAATCCAGTCAAACCAGTGCTTACTCGGTCGAGCTGATACTCTTTTTGGACTTTACCGACATTGTGAAAAGTGATCTTGGGATCCCGGTTCAAATACTTGAGTGAAACGCCCAATATGTCGCGAGATTCCATTGCGTCAACCAACACTTTGTTCAATTCAGCGATGCTTTCAACACTCGAGAAGTCAATCGTCATCCCAAAATTAGAGATCATGTAGATATCAGCGGGCGACCACTTGTTGAGGTTCGAGAAAATCTCCTCTTTTGCGTTAAGTTTCTTGAAGAGAGCTTCCAGAGAGTTTACCCAATCGGATCCACGATGGAATTGATAGAAGTGATCATTAAAACTGTCATTTAATGCCTTAGCACCAATGAGGCATGATTGTTTCCAATCTGATGGGAGATCATTGAGAATCGCGTCAAGTGTCTCGTCGACTTTAGCAAGTGAATAAGCTACGGACAGGTTTGCCGGCACGGCAACGTATTCAGGCGCCATCGAATACCGATGCAGCATTCGCGACTGTGCATAGACTGCCTGTGCAGCCTCAGTCAATTTGGTCATGACGACACCGCCGCCTGAACCTGACCCACCGCCAAATTCAGCAGTCTTGGCAAAGCTTGAAAGAGAGTATGACTTGCCGTCAGTTCCTTGCAGCACGATCCGATCGCGTGAACGGTTCATGATAAGTGTCTCGATCCTGTCATCGAACACAAGTGTTACTGACTCATCGCCATTCACCAGCGTTAACGGAACCTGATTCCGAAACTTGGAGAGGAACATCTCAACTCTCCAGTCATAACGATAAAGCTCGCGAGGTGCGAGGTTAGAAGACGATTTCATAAAACCATTTATAGTTCGTAGAACAAAGTTTTCTCGTTATTTGAGAAAATTTTCTTGAAAGTCCAAATGCCAACACGTGTCTTGTTATAGGTGATGCCTTTGTAAATGAATGATCGGTCACCTCCATATCGTGCACCTAAGACAGGAACATAAGGACCTGAGAATAATCGAATGTCGCCGTTCAAACTGATGTGGTTTGTAAAAGACAGTTCGTAATACTTCTTATTGCCGCCAAGTTTTAGAACGGCCTTTCCCTGGCCAATGCATTGCACATTAGCTAGTGAAAATGCCTGGCCGTACTCAGGACCGAAGATTCCCATGTTCGCAAGCTTAGGATCGTTGAACGATGCGATGATCGGCGCCTCAAGACGGTCAGCCTCTTCAAGATTCTCGGCGACGATCGACAAGAATTTTTGAACAAGACGATTTCTGTTAATGAGAGGGCCTGCCGCTGATTCCGATAGTCCGCAAAATTGTTGGAATGCTTCCGCGCCACCCTCCATCTTATGCGAGATGTAAATTGATCCTCGTGCGGTGGGGTTCTTGATATCCTTACACAAGATAATATCGCACTTAGGATCGAACTTAATTCCAGCGGCTTGCTTGTGTTGCTTCGTTACCTTGACAGCATAGGATATGTCGTCATAGATCTTTGAATCACCTTTGATCTTAATGCTGATTGGGCCGACCCTCTCGATCGTTGAATTGATGAGTTCGACAACGTCTGCCTCGTACTGAGTGCCGTTGCCTTCTGTGGGATTCTTGATCCGCGTGATAGGCACGAATCCTTTGCGTCCCGACATTTTAACGGATGCAAGCTTCTTATCACCAAAGATAACCAGCTTTGAATCAAGGATGTTTAGTTTCGTTCCTGCTTTGTAAACCTTGATCGTTGCCTTAAGCGTGTTACCTTCCTTAGTGAAGAGAGGCGTTGACTTTCCTTCCTCAATCTCAAACTCGTTGGTCTTGAAGTGAGGATTGTTCTTAACGTACTTTTCCCAAAAGATTTTTCCGTCCGCTCCTTTTAGTGCAAGGTTAGCCATGATCAGTCACAAATTTTGTTTTTCAGGAGTTCATCGAGCAACTTAAGTTCTCCTTTAGCTGCATCAATCTCCCATGGTTGTTTTTCATATGGATACGTATCCTCCATAACATATTTACCTTTCCAGATCGCTTGATCAGCATTCTTGTAATTGTATGATAGTTCGCCTTTTGCGTATTGCTTGACATGAGTCAATTCATGCGAAAGAATTGACAGCTTATCCTCGAATGAAAGAGCGGAGTCAATCGACACCTCAAAGGTTGAGTGCTTATGTGATGATGGCGAATCACAAACCTGACATGAACCAGCCATGCCTTCTTCTGCATTCAAGCCATCGACGAACGTGATCTTAAGGTCTAACCGTTTCTTGTTAGGCAACAGCTTAGCAAGGCAATAAAAGATAGCCTTACGAAAACGCGCCCGCGTTAAAGAATCTTTACATCTATAAACGCGGACGCGAATCACGGTAGGGGTGCGTGTGGGAGGTGTTGGTTATGCGTAGGTAGAAATCATGCGGGCCATTTCAGCATCGGTCAATGAGCTGCCTGATTTGATTGCAGACGCGTATGTATTTAGACCGCGGACAAGCATTCGAAGACTTGGTGGCTCCTTCGAAGTAGTTTTAGCAATAAGATCCGCGACGTGCAAACGAGATTTTAGATCGAGTGTAAGACCTTCTTCAAGTTCGGTATCAGGTGCAATGATCTTCATAAAGTCGAACAACTCTTGATCGGTCGGGTCAATCGTGATCATATAACCACGCGTGCGGAGAGCTCCGTCAGGATCAAGTTTATCCATCTTAAGGTTCGAGATGAAAACGATACGACCCGTGAACTCAAACCATTGAGGGACTGCACCAGCATCAAGGATTTCGTCTTTCGTATAGTCGTCCGGGTTCATGACACTCGCGCCACGCTTACTCCAAACGAGCTTACGGAATTTCTGAGTGTCGGTCGCTGCCTTGAGAACGTTACGACCTTCTTGGTCACCGAACACAGCATCCGAGTCATCGAATACAACGAGTTCATTTTGGTAACGGTAGAGAAGGCTGTATAGACCTGATGCTGAGATAGAGCCTTTGTTGACGAACATGTTCTTTCCGTCAACATATCCCATGCCAGCAAGCGTGCGCATAACAGGTACCGTCTTACCGACACCACCGCGTCCTGCGACGAAGATTGCATTTGTTGCGCCAGAAACCATCCACTTGACGAGATTGACTAGGTCCTTCTGTTGCTGCTCGTATGTTAGGCGTTCGCGCTGATCTTCGAGCTTATCAGCTTGAGCATCTTGCTCAGGGTAATCTTCCTTAGCATTGCCACGTGTAACAGTTGCAGTTTCAGCACCGATAGCCTTGAGAACATCATCGCGTTGCTTCTTCATCGCGCTGATGTCGCGAGCCTTGCCCCACCATGCGTAAGCGGTACCTTGTTTTGCAATAAGCTCGGGATACCGGCGTTCAAGTTCATCAAAGATTTTTACGCCAGCACCTTTGTAACGACCGTGAATCTTTCCCTTTGTAAAGTTAGGCTCTTGAATTAGATCGAGAACACCATCGAAAATTTCAGGCATGCCAAATGACGCCGGCGCACCAGCTTCTGATATGA